CAGGAAAAGCCCCCGCCAACTTCCTTCGGAGCGCCTTCGAGAGAAGTAAGCTGGTTGTTGGAGCAGGAAAAGTCCCCGCCAACTTCCTTAGGAGCGCCTTCGAGAGAAGTGAGCTGGTTGCTGTGGCAGGAAAAGCCCCCGCCAACTTCCTTCGGAGCGCCTTCGAGAGAAGTAAGCTGGTTGTTGGAGCAGGAAAAGTCCCCAGGCCAGAACGACCAAACATCCTCACCAATCAGCTTTCCATCAGAATCAAACAATTTAATTTTTCCATCCTCAATAATCCACTTTTTTACTTCGACTCTTTTCATAATTCCCCCTGCTTCTCTTTTAGTTTCCAATCACTATTTATTTTAAATCTCTTCTTATACTCTTCCATTCCTTCTGAGCTATTTATCTCATACCAAAATTTATCATGGGCAAATTCCTTAAGATTGAGATATCCTTCTTTCCACAGTTTCTTTAGAATTCTTCTACGACTCATTTGGGACCATTTATATTTATGAACAGATATTAAACTCATTTAGCATCCCTAATTTTTAGACATTCCAAACAAGTTACATACCCCCACTTGGCACTATAAGAATTCAATATTCCTTCTTCAGTACGAATTTCAGAAACCTTCTTATCTAAATCACACAATTGGTACGTTCCTTTTAGAACCTTCCTAAAAGTTGTTTTCTTATGGATTATTCCTCTCAGGGAATTTCCCTTCTTACTTCTAGCAGGATATATAAGATTGTCTAGCTTACACAAATCGCACATAGCATGAAGTTTTTTTCTTTGAGATGCCATATCCCCAATTTGTTTTGAGGACTTTTCCTCGTATGTTCCACAAGTGCATTTAACTTCCCACTTCAAGTTTCCCTTATAAGAAATTACCTCAAACCTTCCAAATTTAAACCCAGGGTAGTGTGACAATTTACGAGGCATAAGTATCTCCCTATTTTCCTAAAATTCTAATACTGAGTTCTTTTACAAGTTCCACTTTTCTTTTAGGGATCTTATTAATTTTAATCCAATTACAAATAGTTGATCTAGACCTGTACCCTAATCCCTCTGCAATTTCCTCATACGTGTACACCTTTAACAATTTTTTTAAATATTTCATCTTGCCTCCAAATTAATAATGTTATAAGTTCAATTCTGTTCAAAGTAAAGAGGGCCGTAAAAAGTAAAGGGGAGGTATATGTCGATAATTTTCAGTGAAGAGACCTTACTAAAAGTGTTATATGAGGGAGCTAAAACTATCTTATCCGAGGAATTATTAGATAGTTATGATTTCCAGTACCCCGAAATATGTGTAAACGAAGAGGTCTGGAGCCCAGCAGATTCTCAGGTTCTTATTAGATTCTCTAAAAAAGAATCTTTCAGCACTTCGGATAAAAGAATATTAGAGTTAGAGAGTAAAATAGAGGCCCTTAATTCTGAGATTGAAGAGAGCTGCAAAGAATTAAAGCTGCGCGGAGAATTTATGGCCTATAAGGGAATTGCCTTTGATAGAGATTACAAAATAAAAGCAATGGCCCTTAAGCAGGCCATGATTGATATCAAGCCCGGAGAACAATAATGGAAATAGAATTGGCCTTAACTACTGAAGAGATTTCCTTGCTTTCGATAGTAATAAAGGATGTCTTGGAGCTTAAAATTTATACTAGTCAAAAAGAAGCTCAGATAAAAGAGCTGGGAGAATTTTTTAATGAACTTAGTGAAAATTGAAAAGGATAATACTTCTTTTGTCTTGGACAAGAATGAAGAGGAAGAGGAAAAATATAGAATTTTTAAGGATGGGGCTTTTTGTAGTTCTCACCCTACTTTAGAGGAGGCCCTGATGCATTTTAATCTTATAAGTGGGACATGTATCCTTGAAGCGTAAAGGAAGGGTCAAAGGACATAGATGGGGAGCCCACAAGGTTCGTTCTAAGGTGTGCAATGACCATGTATTAGGTCCCTGGTACTTATTTGGAATAGCTACTCCAGCTAGAAAATGCGTTTTGTGTGACTTCAAAATATTTAAGAAGGAGTTAGTCCTTTCTGAAAAGAAAACATACGTGGATAAAATTCCCCATCTAGATTTATGGATATAGCCTGCGCTCGGGATTTAAAACAATTAAAAAAAAATAATAAAAATTACATTTTGCCTCTGAGCGCGGAGGCAATTTAAAACAAATCATCCTCGGTTGTATTTCCTTTTCTAGTGTACCTTAAAGAGGCATTAACTCGGGTCTTTTTCTGATGGCAAGTACCACATAGCCCTTGCAAATTACTCTCATCACAGTACATTTTATATATTACAGATGTCCAATCGATAGCGAGGGGATTAGAAATATCAATATGCCCTATCTCAACTATGTGATCTAATTCCAAAACAGATTTATCCTCAAAATATTCTTTGCATTTCTGGCATCGGTAATAGTATTTATATTTTGGAGACCCATTTTTGAACGTGCCAATTTGAACATGTTTTCTGTCTCTGTTAATAACTTTGCTTCTGATATGCCATTCAATAGTTCCATGGCGTAGAAGGCTGATAAGATGCTTGATAGTTTTTTTATCCATAGAATACAATAGAAAGTCTCGGAGAGTTTGCCAATATGATTTTTACAGATTTCGAGTTCAACCAAACGAAAGAATACTACTTAAATTTAGTATCCTGTGTAACCTATATCCCTGGAGAAGATCCTATTGAATGGTGGCTCCATAAAGATCCCTTTCGTCAAGAAGAGTTAAGAGAATATTTTGTAAAGCATAAGGATAAAATAATAGTAGGTTTTGCTGATATTGCCGAGGCCCGCTCTCTGTTCTCTCTTCATCTAAATCCAATGGATTTTAAATGGATAGATTTACATCTTGAATGGAGACAGCTTACTAATCACAATCCTTACCTCTCATACGGAGAACATTTAATAGATGGAAGGAAAGTTAAACTATCTCCTGCGAAACCAAAATGGCAAAGAAGAGAAGGTGATAAGGGATCTCAAAAATTAAAACATTCCCTGGCAGAATGTACTTTTAAATTAACCGGGGAAATTAGAGATACCGAGGAAAAAGATAGGCTTAGAGATTTAATTATCTCTTGTCCTGAAGAATTTTCAGAGACAGAAAAGAGAGACATACTCGCGTATAATAAAATGGATGTTGTACATTTGGAAACAATACTCGAAAGGGTAGAGCAAGAATATAAGAAGGTTCTGAAAGGAAAATACAAGGCCAAAGAAATCCATGAGAGCATGTTGTTACGAGGGAGATACGCGGCCCTAACGGCAATCAGAGAGTCTAAAGGGTATCCTATAGACTATGCTGCTGTTAAAAATTTCACTAAAGCAATCGATCACATTTTAAAAGAGATTCAACTTGAAATTAATTCGTTATTCCCAGGCATACAGCCTTTTAGATGGGACAGGAAAAAGGGGAAATTTTCTTGGAACCAATTGGCCACTAAGCAATGGCTTATAGATCAAGGGTATAAAGAAAAGTGGATGCTTACCAAGACATATGACCGAGATAGAAAAACAATTAAGGATCTAGATAAAGGAGAATATTTATCCTTGGCCCTAGAGGCATGGGAAGACAAATTTCCATTTAAACATAGCTACCCCACAGATAATTTTGGGGCCCAGATGGTACGGTATTTGATTGTTAAACAAAACCTTTCTGGATTTAAATCTACTCCAGATAAAGGAAAGAAAAATTTCTGGGATTATGTGGGAAGCGATCAAAGAGTTCGCCCTTACATGGGAATTTATATAGCTCAAAGCTCTAGATCACAGCCGGCCGCCACTGGGTTTATGTTTTTGAAGCCTAGCTGGATGAGGTCTATGGTTCTCCCTAAAAAAGGGAAAGCGATGTCCATGATTGACTATGGTAGTGAGGAATTTTTCATTGCTGCTCTACTCTCCAGAGATGAGAAAATGCTGCAAGCCTATTTTTCAGGTGATGTTTATTTTTTCTTTGCTAAAGCCGCCAATGCTGTTCCCCAGGATGCGATTAGAAAAGATTATGAAAAGGAGAGGGATCGATTCAAGGCGACGACATTAGCAATTTCTTATTTAATGACTAAGTACGGTCTCGCAACAAAATTAACACAAGACATAGGAGAAGTACACACTACAGATCAGGCCCAAGAATTAATTGATTTGTTTTACGATATTTTTGATACTTTTTCGGAGTGGCAGAAACAAGATTACGAGGAATATTTCACAGAGCAAAACCATATTAAACTTTTGGATGGGTACTATGTGTTTAATGGTTCCACTGAAGATAACTTTAGATCTATTATTAACTCAAGGGTCCAAGGGGCAGGAGCCGCTATCATGAGGAAAGCAGATTTACTCTGTTATGAGAAAGGAATTTATATTCCGTTTACTCTTCATGATGCTCTATTTGTAGAATTCGATTCAGATGACTTATCTGCAATTGATAAAATGAGAGATGCTATGAGAGAGGCATTTGTCCATTATTTCCCTGATGATTTAAAAGAATACGCTTCAAAAATTAAAATGGATATAACAGTTTGGAGTGATGACTACGAGGAAGGGAAAGAAATCTATACTCCAGCAGGACATAAAATAAAATTACAAAAAAAATACCTAGATAAGAGAAGTATAGAGTATTACCACAAGTATAAAAAATATCTGGAATACGATGTTTCAGATATATAGACACACTAGTAAACTATTTAAAAAATTTACTTTTCAAGCTGTTCAAAATTGTTCTAATGTTCTTAAAAATAATTTAAGGTAGGGAAAATTTCTTCCCTAAAGTTTAAAGTAGGAGTCAAAAATGAGAGTATTTAAGAAGAGAGAATCACTAACTGGAGGAGGTCTCTACCGTCAATGGGAAGAGTGGGACATCGGTGACATCATTGTAGGAAAGTTAGTTGGTTTCCACACTGACAAGTTTGATAAAGTCGGAGTTAAACTTGAAGTTGAATATGCTTCATTGAAGGATAAATCAGAATCTAAATACTTGAATAAAGTTCTTTCAATTAATAATTGCGGAAGTCTCGGAAAGGCCTTCATAGAATTGAAGAATGACGACCGCATCGGAGAGTTATTCCAGTTTGAATATCAAGGAACTACTGAAGTATTAAAAGGGAAGTTCGCTGGAAAAGATTGTCATGTTGTTGAACTTTCCACAGTAGAAGATGATAGCGAAGATCTATAAAAAAATAAAGCAGGGCATTCATGAAACTAATAAAAAATCTTTCGAGTAATGACTACCATGCTGAGAGGGAGCATTATTCTTCATCGCAATTGAAGGATATGCTCTATTCTCCTAAATTGTTTTACAAGAAATATATTACAAGAGAAATTCCTAGAGAAGAGAATGCAGCTTTTGACATTGGAACATATTTCCATACGGCAATTTTAGAGCCACATCTTTTAAAAAAAGAGTGTGCAGTTTATGAAGGAACTAGAGCAGGCTCTAAGTGGGAGTCTTTTAAAACCCTGCATTCTGGTAAAGCGATAATTACAAAGTCGGAATACCAGAAGGCCATGAATTGTGTAAACGCAATTAAGCAATGCCCTATTTCCCTCGGCTACATAGCTCTAGGAACTCCTGAAGTTTCCGCATTCCTAACTCTTTACGTTAAAGATGGTTCTGTCTATTTCAGAAACTCATCTCAAACTTTTAGGATGACGTATGCAGGATGGAGGGAGGTCACTACTGTAATCCACGATAATTTCTTCATAGGAAAGAATGTTGTTGAGGTAGGAGTAAAGGTTCGAGCGGATTCCATCGATTTAAATGGAGTAACTATTTCAGATTTGAAATCTGCTTCTGGAGATGTATCCGATGAATATGCAATTAAAGGCAAAACTTCGGATTACTCCTATGATTTATCTGCTTCTCTCTACCTAGATATTTTTTCAGCGGTAGTGGGGAGAACTTACAAGGATTTTATCTGGCTGTATGCCTCTAAAACTCTCCATGAGAAGCTGAATGCTCCTATAGGAAAGCCCTGGAGAGCAGACGCGGATAATGTAAAGATCGGAAGGGCCAAGTGGATAAAGGCCATTTTAGACATTGCTTATTATCAAAATATCGATTGGAAGCTGGATTCAGATTCCTCGGTATTAAATGACCTTGGCCCTAAAGAGCATGAGTTAGTATGGCTTAATAAAAAGTTCCTTGATCCAGGGGAGCATGAGCTAAGTGATTTATCAGATATTAAAAGACAAATAGAAAACGGAAACAATCAATTAAACGAGGAAGATATTTCCTCTCAAGAAAAGGATGAAGAGATGAAAATAACAAGTGTTGAGTATCAAAGAACTTTTAAACTAGCAGATTACGAAAATGAAAAAATTGGGATGTCAGCGATCCTATTAGATGGAGAAGATGCTTTGGAATGCGTAACTGCTCTAAAGGCCATGGTAAATGAAGCTCAAGGAACACCTTCTGCTGCTCCTGCTAAAGAAAAAAAATCTGAAGCTAAGCTAGAAGCTAAGAAAGAGGAAAATAAAAAGGAAAAAGTAAAAGAAGAAGAAACGAAAAAAGAGGAAGCAGCAGCGGATTCTAAAAAATCTAAAGACAAAGAAACAAAGAAAAAGCCTGCGGTAACTACTGCTTTTGAGTATACTAATGATGACCATAGAGCTCAGGTGGCCAGTACCTTGGATGAAGTTTGTGACGGGTGGAGAAAGAATGCAGATGCAAAAGCATTCGCTAAAAAATTAGCTACCTCTCTCACAGGTACTGACTTCCTAGATGGCTCAGGAGTAATCCTTCCTTCCTTTAAGGAACTTCTACAGGAAAAAATGACTCCTTATATGGAAGAAAGTGATTCAGACATTTAAATCTTAACCAGGGATTCTTAATGCCATCTATAGACGATATTCTCCCTCACCAATTGCAAACAGTTGAGTATGGCATTAAGAATCCTTATTTCATCATGGGCCTCTTCCCAGGGGCGGGTAAGACGTTAAGCGTAATTTATTTAGTCCAGATGTTGAAGAAAAAATTTGAAAGAGAAGTTAATACTTTATATATCTGTCCGGCCTCTTATAAAATCTCCACCAAACATGAAATACTAAAATGGTTTCCAGATGCTGAAATAAGTTGTTTCCTAGATAGGAAAAAACTCTACACCCCATGGGCCTCTGATATTGCCATTATTAATTTTGAAATGGTTAAATACGCAGAAGATCTCTTCTCATGGGCAGATATAGTAGTAATTGACGAAGCGCATTATATTAAGGAGATGAAGGCCCAAAGAACAGAATTAATTCACAGATATATCTTTGAGCGTGAGGTAAAGAGAGTGGTAATGATGACAGGAACCCCAATCTCTAATCAAGTGGTAGATTTCTACTCCTTAATCGCTCTTTGCATGTACAATCCTCGAATAAAAGAGCCAGAATTCCTCAAAAGATTTCCTACCTCAATCGACTTTGCAGAACACTTTTCCTACAGAAAAGAGGTACACTCCACTTTTGGAACTAAAGTAACTTATGAGGGGATACGAAACATTCCCGAATTAAAAAAGTATCTGAGGGATATTTTTATCAGTTTTGACCCAGATAAAATTTTAAAAATTCCAGGGGGAATTACTAAGGATGTCCAGGCCGAGGAATTAGATTGTCCAGAGTTAATGGAAGACTTCGAAGCATTCCAAGATTCTAGCCAAGGGGAAAGCGTAAAATCTAAAGCTAAGGCAATGGCAGCACTGGCAATGGCCCCGTTTACTATAGAATACGCTAAGAACTTACTTGCTCAGGGAGTAGATAAAATTGTTATTTTTTCCGACCATGTTGAATCCATCAAGAAAATAGCTGAGGCTTTTGAGGTTGAGCCTCTTACTTCGGCAATGGACCCTTCTGAAAGAGCTAAGAAAGTGGAAGGATTCCAGACATTCCCTACTATACAAGTTATCTGTGGAACTACTGGGACATTGGGGTGTAGTTTTACGTTAACTGCTTCTTGCAATCTGATTGTTAATGACCTTCCTTGGAGACCCGGAGACTTGAGACAATTAATGGATAGGATTCGTAGGATATGTCAAAAAAGAACTCCTATTTACCATTTTATGCACGGTACCTATCAATCTAAATACATCCTTCGTAAACTAGAAGCTAAGATGGAAACGATAAAGAAGGTCTTAGGATGATTTACGCTCAAGAAGTGAGAGACCATATTAAAGAACTAGTAAAAGAAAAAAGAACAATAGATGGCACTCCCATTAAAACTCCAGAAATGTTTGCAAGGCTACTAGACATAGAACAACAACTAGAAATAAACAGAGTATTTTACAAGGCCCTTAAAGATGAAGAATCCAAAGCTTTTTTCTCCCCCGAAAAATTCTAAAGCTAAAAAATTTGTTAATAATAAAAGAAGAAATACCCAAGAAATGTACAACACCTCCGAGTGGAGTCAGTATCGTTTCAGATTCCTTTATCATAATCCCCAGTGTTACGCCTGCGGAAATCCTTCTAAAGTAGTTGATCACTTTCGAGCGGCCAAGGGAGACAAAGAACTATTCGAGAAGAATGATAATCATATTCCCCTATGTACAGAACATCATAACTTTGTAACTGCAAAGTTTGATAGGAATGAAGATCCAGATACAGTGGGGAAATTGAAATGGTTAAATGAGATGAGAACAACTTTAAAAATTACCACTAGAGTAAAGGTAGTTCCGTATGGCAAAAAAAGTTAAATATCTTTCCACAAAGAAAATAAAAGAGATTCTATCAGACCCCTTTACCCGAAGTAATTCTGGAGAAGATTATGAATTTCTCAAAGAGGATCTCCAAGAAATCTTGTGGGCCAGGGAACAATTGGAAAGAGAGAAGGCAATTCTCCGAAGGGAAAGAGAAATGGAAGCGGAGGAATTTGAAAATTTCTCTCTTCCTGGGATAGAAGAGATTGCTTGGATACTGGGAAATTTCGTACTCTTAACTAAGGAAGGATACTACAGTGGCTTTTCTCGTACTTGAAGAATAAAATTCATATCCAAAAGTTTTTTGCATTCCACTTTATCTTTGAATTCAGCTTTAATTTCTTCGGCCCTGATTTCATTCTTTAAGCAGAAACCTAGAAATTTTTTAGTGCAGACTCGATATTGCCAAGCGAATCCTGAGCAATCTTCCATAATTTCGTATTTTCTACTTTCCAGCGGTATCGATGAAGGCCCTGGCAATGATCCCCAAGCGCAGCTCGATAGCGTCAATAGCAGCATTAGACCTACACTTCTTTGGCTTATTATATTCATTCAACCATTCCTGTCTGAGAGCTATGACTTCATCTAAATATTTACGATCCTCAAGGGTGTTCTTAAGTTTAAGTCCGGCCATAAGAACACCCAATAGTAACTCTACCATTATTTTGCTTCCGATATGCTTTTAATCATTGAGTAAGCAGCAGCTCCTAGCTGAAGCAGCTCAGATTGGTCTAGCTCTTTCATTTCTTCAATGACCAATTTTGCATCAGAGACAGCGGCCACAAAAACATCAACTTGCTTAAGAAGTTTTATCGATTCTGGAAGGTCTTCTAATCCTACCCCATCCTTAGAAATAATTTTTGCTTCTACCCCTAAAAGTTCGATTGCTTTAATGATTTCCAGTGAGTTTTTGATGTCCATAATTATCTCCTAAATTTGCTGATTAGTACTGCTAGGTAAGAATTATGCTCACTCTTATCCAGGCCTTTTCTGTATTCTAAGTACGACTGAATCATAAGTAAAGCTAGGTAAAATAAAAATTCTTTCACTATAACCTCCTAATCCAATCAATAAGGAATTCAGAGTAACTCATAGGATTTACCCATTCATCTTTGTTATCTATGAAAAAAGGTTCTACAAGGATTGAGGGAGGGGGATCGTCTACTTGTGATAGGGAAAAATAACCCCTATCTTTTCGGGAGAGTTCTACTACTCCATCCTCATCCCTTAATATCCTGCCAAACTTTTTGCAGAAATCCTCGGAGAATTTTCTTCCGTATTTTATGGAGATTTCATCCTTTAAAGTTAGGACACAACATCCTTTAGCTTGGCCATTGAAAGCATTACAATGCATTTCAATAGTGATGTCAGGACTCCAGGCCATTGCCTTTTTAGAGACTCCTTTTATTCCTGAATCACCCCGATAGAAAAGTTTTATCTCCTTTCCCATTGAGGTTCTGGCCACTTCTTCGGCAACAAAAGAGTTATAGTTGAACTCGCTCATTCCGTTCCATCCCATGGCCCCGGAGTCTCCAGCACCATGTCCAATTATAATGGCAACCTTATGTATTTCCATATTCCATTTCCGTTTTTTAAATATCCATTTAAATATTGATAGCATTACTTATTTTTATTAACAGAACAATATTCAATATGGGCCTTGATCCCATTGATATGATTACCTAGATCATGAAGGCGTTCTTTAATATTTTCATCATTATTTTTTAACTTATCTATCTCCACTTCATGACGTTCTCCTCGCTCAACTACCACTAAAAATTTTCCAGAAAGGATAGAGATATTCACATTTGCGAGGTCGATGGATTCCTTTAGCTTATCGAGAATAACGACTATGCGCCCTCCGATTGCTGTGAATACTACTCCCAAAATAACTAAAATAACTTGCCATGCTTTATCGTCCATCTTTTCTTCCTTGATTGATGTAGTATGCGTTCATCCTTTTGAGTCCATTATTATATGCTCCTCTGCAATGATTCTTTTGCCAGAAGAAAATCCAGTTTATCCATTTCTCATTTCCCGCTCTATACGCCCTTGCTGATAGCGACTCATATTCTGAGCCTCCTATCATCACGTTTAAGAATCTTGAAAAAGCTTCTAGTCTAATCATTATAAAAGAAATCCTGCCGCCCACATGCTATCCAATTGCTGCTCTGTAAGATTTAAAATGTTTCCAATTAATCCTACCGCAGCCTCGTCCCTTTCGAAACTTCCAGACTTTCTCCATGCTATCAGCCCAAGCTCTTTGTCTGGGGAAGGCAGGGTCATAATTGCGGCTTCCACCATTTCGCTCGTTATTCCGTTAAGGAACAAGGCAGTTTCTATTTGCCTTGGAGATATGCTGGGAAATCTTTTTTCCTTGGACATTACTTCAGTATTGTACAGAGAAGGATCAAGGGTTGCCCTGTGGGCCTCACAAGCCGCCATTGTTGCAAATTCTGTCTCTGTAATTTCCGATGTTGCAATATTTGTAGCCTTAACAATAAACATAATTCCCCCTATAGAATTCCATGACAAACGACTGACACTGTTCTTGCTGATAATATTGCATTTGCCGATGTCCAAAATCTTATTTCTGAAGTGCTAGAGTTTGCGTAATCGTAACCGCAAGAAATATTCGCAGACTGTGCCGGATCGGCGTTTGAGCATGAGCAATTTAACTTTGCCGAATGTGTTGTTGTCAGTGTGCAAGTGTACCGATTGGTGGCATAGGTGCAGTTACCCGTAATAAAATTCCCAATCTCATTTGAGACTGTTCCGGGGTCGTCTGATATTTGTGCTGAGTACACTACTGGGCTTGTAGCACCAGGAGTGGTTAGCGTTGATGCTGCTACTGTTGACGTTACCCATGCTGATCCACTATAGGCCGCTACTACACCAAGAGTTGTATCAAAAACAACCATCCCTGCCGTTGGCGTGGCTATTGCGTTCTTCTGGGCAGTCGTCATTCTTGGCGGCATAAAAGCTTTGGTTGTCGATTGAACATCTAGAACAGCATTGGCATTAATGGCCCCACCTATTGCTAAAGATGTTGCACTGGCAACGCCTAGAACTGGCGTTACTAAGGTTGGAGAAGTTGCAAAAACTGCACTTCCTGAGCCAGTTTCATTGGTTAATGCTCCTAGAAGATTCGCCGAAGTAAAAGAGCCGAGTGAGGCTGCATTTCCTACTGACGTAACGGCCCCAGTTAGGTTTGCATTTGTAGTAACGCTACCTGCGGTCAATCCTGATGCCGTACCAGTAATATTTGTTCCTACTAAAGCTGAAGGAGTTCCCAGTGCAGGAGTAATAAGAGTTGGAGAGGTATTCATTACAAAAGTAGAACCTGTTCCTGTCTGTGAAGCTACGGATGTTGCATTGCCCACAGATGTAATTGGGCCTGTTAAATTCCCTACTCTAATATCTGACCAAGTGGAACCGTTATAAATTTCTGGGGAGATGGTCGTAGAATTATATCGGAGCATTCCTGCTTTAGTTGGGGATGGCTGCTGGCCTGTAGTCCCTAATGGAAGATATAAACCCCCAGTAGTTTGAATATCGACATTTTTCTTTAAATCCAAAGTGATTTTTGCGGGATTATTTGTATTGATATTATCAAATCTTCCCGTGTTTTCAGTTACTGCGAACAAAACCGAGGCAAAAATACTCACCCCAATAATTATAAATTTTTTCATTAATGAACACTCCTATTTAATTCGTTGTATCTTCCCGTGGTATTATTTCTAACAAGCATCAGGGTATCATCTTTTCCTAGGTAGCAATCTCCTTTTAAAAGACATCCCCCAGCAGCATCATTGTGGAATATTGTTAGTATTTTAGAATCATCTTGTCCAATCAAAATTAAAATAGTTCCATCAGTAGGGGTAGAAGAGAAAGGAACTATGTGGGCATCCTGAGGGCCACCGCTTCCTTGAACTAAAAGAATTTGTTGAGCTCCTGACCCTGGAGTAATTGTTCCTCCAGCAGTTATGTTCTGTACAGCAGAGAAAGTTCCACCTCCTCCACTTCCAGGGAGCAATTCAGGAATACTTACCCCAGCGGTATTAACTGTAATCTTTGTTGTAAAAGCGGTAGATCCATTATTTTTAGTTTTTAGGAGCCAGTTAGATCCTTGAGCAGAAGATGTATGGGCCTCAGTAGCGGTAACTTCACACCTTGCCACTTCAATATCTGCACTAGTAGACGTTTTAGAGAAAAATCCGATTTCTCCTACGGAATCTAAACTTTGTACTCCACCGCTTCCAGTAATTCTTTTCTTATGAAGTTTAAATTTAGCTGCTACCGCATCGTCTGAAACTTTCTCACTCTTGATTGCAGTTCCTTTTACATGGAGAGTTTCTTCTGGAGCAGTTAGTCCAATACCTACCTTATTATTTATAAGTCTCATTATTTCTACAGCAGCGGCAGTAGAGTCCTCTGTAATTTCAAATGCCATATAGGCACCTTGGGCCAGTGCTGTTACGTCATCGGAGGATACGGAATAAATCCGGGCCTGTAATGCTTCTCCAGAATCATCTCTGACCCCGTAGAATAATACTTCCCCAAGGGTATCTCCATCTTTTGCTTGATTTCCAGTTGTTCTTTTTTTCTTTAAACGTAGCTTGGCCCCTACGGTGTCATCACTAGTTCTTAGAATTTCAAACTGACTTTCTGAAGAGGAGATAGAGGCTGTCCCAGTGGCCTTATTGATTGTAAGCAAGTTTATGTCTTGAACTCCATCATACAATTTTAAAGTTAATAGATTGCTTCCACTCTCCAAAGCATCATCCACCCATAAGCCAGATGAAACTAATTGAGCAGGACGAGAAGGGCCTTTCAATCCGCTCATTAAAGCGACTTTAAAATCATTCAGCAAAGAAGCTAGTTGCGTTCCACTAGTCGTAGCGGCGTTTATCGTAGACCAAACATTTTGACTCAAAGGATACCCCCATTATTAATCTTATTCTTATAAAGTATTGGCCGATTTAGCACCAAAACCAGATACCCCAACATCAAACTGCCTAACTACTGCTGTGTCAGTGCTATCATAGAATATTATATTGAAACCCGAAAGTGTTTTGCTACTAATCACATAGTAATCCCCACTGACCATATTTTCCGAGGTAATTTGGATACTCGGAGATGTCCCCGGTCCCTTGAAAGGCTTGGAATATGTAATTGTACTTCCGCTAATTAGGGAAGTGAGATTATTATAGACATCGACGCGATCCGGCATATCCGCTTTTACGATTGCCGAGATTACTTTAGGGGAAACGCTTACTTTATTACTAATCAATTTCAATCGGAATTGGAAAATTCTGGCCGTAAAATCTCCAGTATTGGTTAGCTTTCTCCATGGACTCCAATTATCCTCTACTCCTGAATTTAAAGTGGTCACTGAGTCTAGAGTAGTCCAAGTATCCATTGTGATATATTGACTAGTTCCTCTGTATTGAAGCTCAACATCCCACTCAGAAAACTTACTACTGGAAAGGGCCGCTACCGAGGATAAAGTAACCCAGCTAGACATTAAATCGTCTAAAGTATATCCCTCGGCTTCAATTTTAGCTTGCAATCTGACCGTAAATATATCTCCTAAGTCCAGGAGATTCTCGAAATAGTAATACCCCTCCGAGTAGTACTGAGATACTCCCGGCCCTCCTGCTACTTCTTCTTGAAGAACTAAAGCATCTCCCACTTTTACTACTCTATCTGTGGAACCCGGTAGCGTAGGGAAGTCATTAATTTCTGCTATTACATTTAGTTTTAAAAGTTCTGGGATGGAAGTATATGAGAGAGCATACGATAAAGATTCATTTCCAGCGAAGTCTATTGCCTTTATTAGGTAGCTTCCAGTTCGGGCCTGTACCGAAACTATACTTTGATTCCTTGCTGCTTTTAAAAGAGGAACAGATGTCTCCCATGTGGAAGTAGAAAGAGGGCTGTACCTAATAAGATATTCCTCTATGTCTACATCAGGCACCAAAGGCCAGTCTAATTGAAGTACTTCTCCCGTCACATTTATATAAAGGGCCGTAACATCCGAAGGAGGGGCAGTTTTGGCCAGAGGAATTGCTGCTACAAATCCCACCGAACCTAGCTCCAATTTCTTTCCTGTGGAGGAAACAGCAAGGACTTTAAATTTGTGATTTACGTTTAGGAAGTCTTCATTAACAATATATTTGAAAAAGGTCTCAGAGGTAAAGTCATAAAGTCCGTACCCTAATCCTCTATCAACGTAAATTTCAAAAGTTTCATACGCAGAACCTACCGGAACATCCCAATCTAAAGTTATGTAGTACTCGTACCCACTTCCAGTAAATCTCCAAGTATTGTCTACTATCTCTAAATTTTGTACTTCCCCAGGGGCAGTATTAGTTGAATCCTGAGTAAGGCTGAGAATTGGAAGATATTCTGGAATTACTCCAGTAGATTCTACGGAGTAAATTGCATCTGCTTTTTCAACAAGGGTAATTTGTGCTGTAAGGTCAGATGAAGGATGGATGGATTTAACAATACAATCTAAAACTACACTTCCAACTTCTCCGATTATAATTAAATCCCCAGGAGAAGGAAGAGTTCCATCAAGGGTGAAGTGAGAGCTATCTACTACAGTAAGAGTGTTGGTATAAATTCCAGTTACGCTTCTAAAAACATACCCGTAGGATAATAAATTATCAGTATCGATACCGTCATCTATCTTAATAGTGTTTCCAGATAATGAAATTACCCTAGCAGGTCGTCCTCCTGCCTTCATTACATCTTGAGTAATCTGTACAAAATCTCCTCTTGTACAAACTAAGTATTCAAAGTCCACGTTGAGAGAAATTATCTCTTGTCTCAAAGTGGCCTGGGCAATCATATACCTACCGAATCTCCATGCTTGATCTGCATTTGTACATCCGAAGGTATTTATTTCCTCGAACACACTCGCTGTAGTTTCATCATAAGTTCCTGTGTAAACTGTCTTCTGGTTTTGTTGCCATTTTCCAGCAGGGTCAGTGTATTTTACTTGCATTCCATGGGGAGGTTCTAGATATTGTCTAGAAGAAAAGAATCCCCAAGAATTTCTAGGAGTAAATATCTGTACTGGTACTGTTCTAAGCTTATCAATCAGGACTCCGTATTTCCCATCGATTATGTTCATACTTGCTTGAGAGGCACTTCCCACGCTACTTAACAATTGTTGGAGAGTGGTGGAGAAATCTAATACAAAGTTCATAGAGAATCTAGGGTCTACATAAGTAAAGCCTGGAGGAGATGTAGGAATTTCATCACAAAATTCTGCCCACTCCGAAATAGAGGGGAGATGCAATTTAGATTTATCTATTGCCTTTCTATTAACTGGCCCTGTGAGCAGGTCACATAATACCCAAGCAGGGTTACTAGTAACTTCCTTTGACCATGTTTGAGTTCCTGTATCATAAACGTCAAGTACAGAGGAAACTACTCCAGATAGGTTTTGAATTGCCCCATTGAGCTGATTGGTCGCTCTTATTTTTAACTCTAAAAATACGTGTCGTTTATCGGTTATAATCGGGGATCTGTCGAACCTAGTGGCCAGGGAAGCCAGTGTTAATTCAGTTCTAACCTGATAAGTAAGAGGAGAACTAGAAGTTACTCTAGTTACTCTAACTTTAAATTGGGCAATTTCTCTAGGCTTAAATTTAAAGGTAGAATACACCGCTTCAGTATTTTTTCTTTCGATAATGGCTTTTCCGAAAGTTAATTTTTTACTAAGGATAGATTTATTTGTAGGAATTGAATTAGAGTAAGGAGCAGCATTTATAGAGGTTGCCGTATATAAATCTAGAGGAGTAGGGATCGGGAATTCTAGAGTGTAAATGGAATACCCAGGAGTAGCATGGGGAGCTTTGGTTACAATCTTTCCAAGAATGTCTCCATTAAAAAAGATTGTATCTCCTGGAATAGCATACTCAACATCATACTCAATTTCGTCTTCATCTATTAGAGTTTCTACTCCATCGCTTAGAATAATTGTAGAACCTGATGCCACTCCAAAACTAGAGGTGACTGTATTAGTAAATACTCTTGCTAAGTTTAGAGTTGTCAGATTACTTATCTCTGCTATTTGGGGATATACCGAAACACTAAACGGATGAGGGACTAGGGTTACTTCCTCATACTCAGTTTTTCCACCTACAGTTTTAAAATAGGAAACGTAGGAGGGGTCATTATAGGATACCCAGTTATCCTCCCCCACTTTTGAAAATTTTATTTCTAATTCTATCCTGGCCCCTGCGGTATCCCCATTGGTTCCAAAAGAAATTAACCCCCTAGGGTTAATAAAATCTAAGGAGATTTCTTGAGAGCTTCCATTAACACTAGAGGAGGCATTCCTAATTACCTTGTAGTCAGACTCAAAGGCCCCGGAATCGGTAGAATTTACGTTTAACGTAATCGGAGAGGCATCAGTTTCAACATCTCCTTTGTACATTGTGAAAGAGTTGTGAATAAGGTCGTCCCAAACTCCTTCGGAAACTACCGGCTTATTTAAATCTACTAATCTATAATGAAGATCAGAATTAGGATTAGTAGTTTCTCCGAAATTTCCGATAGGAGTTTCTCCTATTTGTAAGTCGGAAATCATGCAAGGACCTAATCCGAAATCATAGATACAATAAAAAAATTGAACTAATGCTCCTGTCTCGGGATCTGCTTCAATCTCAGTATATGCATTGGCCGCTACTGAAGGGAATAATCGATACGTTCCATAAACCTTCGGAACATTTCCATATCTCTTGGCAGTATTTCCTTGGGCGGTGACATTGAACATCTGGGAGCCAGTATAGCCTCCAGTAGCAATATCTCCGAAGCCTGCTTGGTCTAAAGAGGCAGGAGGGATAAGAGCATTTAAAACTAATCCGGTGGCTACCGAAACTCCTGCTACCGCGAATCCTAGACTAAATCCAGTAAGTCCTAGTCCCCCCGGACCAAGGGCAGAGGAGGCAGCTATTACTATTGCTATAGTGGCCACTTGTCGGAATATCTGACCTGTATCTCCGCTCATAAGATTGGGGGCTATTAGAATGTTGTCATTTTCTTTTACTGAAATTACTCTCCAGAATTCCCTATCAATCTTTTTTCCTTCTAGGATAACAATGAAGGAGTCTACAAAATTCCCCTCGGTAGGGTATCCTTTCCCCTCTAGGGCGCGGATAACTACATCCTCGATTCTTTCTCCAGGAACAAAAGGTAAAGTTTCGCTACTTCCAGCTATTGAATTTAATCTCAGTTTAATCATTCGCTATCCTATAGAACCCTGAAGTTCTTTTTTCCCATCTAGAAAACCTGTCTATCATGCATCCTACTTTATTCTGCGTATGAAGTATTGATGTAGCGTCTAAATAAATGGCAATATGACACTCAATTCCGAGTAATTTTATCAAAATAATATCTCCGAATCTAGGTTTCTCTACCTCTAAAAAGTCCCCCCGGTTGGAGAAAATTAAATTTTCGGTTGTATCCCTACTTGGAGTCTCTCCCTCGAAGTACCTTTTCAGCTCGATTCCAAAAACTAGCCTATAGAATTCCCTAGCTACTCCCCAACAATCTAAATCTGAATAGGGAGTGCCTATCAATTTACTGTAGGCCGGAAGCATTAGAAGAGACCTGGGAAGTTGGAGGGATTGTATTTCTCCGAAGTGAGTTCTACTGAAAGGAAATCATCCATGATAATTTTTGCTCTAATTCTGGACTTATCATAGGTAATATTTTTTACTTTTAGATCATCTAGGGATATTTGAACTATATTTGGATTAGAAGCTAACACCATATCTACTTTAATATTTATAGGTGTCGTTACAGTCCTGATTTCATTAACTAATTCTAAAGATACGTTATCAAATTCTATGGAAACTTCTCTAGATTTTTCCCCATCATCAGCAGGTAAAATAATAGACATAGGAAAAGCGGTGTATATTATACTATTGCTAGTTATATTCTCAGAGTTATTTACTAAACAAATATTCCCAAAAGAAGTATGAGATAAAGTTACCAACATCAAAAATGGGTCAGATGAATCCTGTCCATAAAGCTGGACCAATAAAGCAGGTGTTAAATCATTACTCATGCTATTTGTTCCTCCCAGACCATGGAAACATTATAAGAGTCAAAACCTACTGGAGTGAATTTTGGAGGACCATTAAACTTGTATAAGGTAAGTACACTTGTAATTGGATGAATGAATTCGAAGGAATCAATTCCACCATTAAGGGTAGTTGTGTAAAAAGTGTCTAAGGTGGAATATCCGGCTCCATTTACTAGAATGGAGCAAGTAAGATCCTTTACTCCCTTAGTAAATCTTCTTCTTCTCTTAGGGGCCCCGGTCTCCATGTCCGACTTTAGAATAGTTTCCGCAGAAGATATTGCGAAACTGTCCCTATTTAAAACTTGCTGTAATGAAACGGGCCATGCTTGGGCCATTATGCACCTCTACGTCTAACACCATATAATTGAGACATGGTTTTATCCATTGCCCCTTTTCCGAAAACTTCTTGTACTTTATTCTGGATCAAAATGTCTATTGTTTTAGAACCATCACTTGAAGTAGATTCGGTCTGAGTTACTTCTGAATTTCCAGTTTGATTTATAATATTAACGGTCACATTAGATCCGCTAGACTTTACTCCTAGCTTCCCATCTGCTCCTCTTTCAAGGGGCATAATGGCCTCGGCACCTTTCTCTCCCAGTACTCCAATTCCATCCGAATGTTTAAAGAGAGTAGGTCTATTAAAGACTCCTCCATTAGCATAGAATTCTACTCCTCGATTGAAAGCACCTCCATTGGCCTTCATGTTCAAGTAGTCCGTACTCATGCTTGTAGTTCCTCCTGCCTTGTCGGTAGGGGCAGGCCCCATGAAACCTAAAATTCCCTGGGCAAGAGGCTGGATAATAGCTGCTCTAACAATAATTCTAGTAAGGTCGTCTAAAATTGCCTGAGTAAATTCTGCAAACTCAAATTTACCTTTTTTGATAAAATTCAAAAAGACATCTTCTAAATTTACGAAGGTATCAGTAATCAATCTGGCAGTATTCTGAGCAAAAGTTCCACTAGTTGTTAAGTAGTCCTGGATTCCAGATCTCCAAATTGAAACTGAGTTTCCTATGTGAGAAGAAGTTTCCACGAATTTTTTATCATATTCGGAAAGAGTAATTAGATTTGCCTTAAAGTCTTCATTCAATTGTTGAAGCTGTAGTTCTTCGGTGGCCGATTTGAATTCTCTAATGGAAATAGCTCCCATTCTTAATTCAGAACTTAAGTTTTTTAAATCTCTTTCTCGTAATGCTTTATTGAAGTCTAATACGTTCTTCTTTCCTTCTCCCATTTGAGCAGAAATTTTATCCACTTCTAATTGGTTGAATTGGGAAACGTAATTCTCAATAGAGATTTCTCCCTTGTTAAATTCTTTGTTCAATTCAGCAAGACTTCTTTCAAAATCTTTAGTGGCCTTTATTGCTTTTCCGTTTTTAATTTCATCTAATTTTTTAAAGTACTCAGAAGCCACCATTTGACCTTTTTTAAATTGGTCAGTGACATTCTCGATACTCAGTTCCTTTAATTTTTTATTGTATTGGTCTTGGGTAAGAGTATTATCTAATAAAGAGTTATTTAGAAACTTCAAAGATTTGGAATAATCGAATGCTATTACTTTATTGGAGGCTAGTCTATCAGCGGATTCTTTCATTAGCCTAACGCTTCTTTGCATAGGCGATTCTAAAGAGCTTACATCTAAAAGACTCAATAAAGGAGTTCCTCCTTTAATTTCATCGAACAAAGATTTTGCAGACTTCTCGAATTCCTCTGACTGTTTAGAAAGAGCTTGCAAGCTAAGAGTGCTGCTTTCCGATACGCCCTCTACAGCATCTCCATACTCTATCCATTCATTAGCAGAAGTTCTTACTACTCCATCGCTGTTTCCGAGTCTATCCGTTAGAAATATTATTCCCCCGACAAGGGCAGTTACCCCAGCTATAACAGGTAAAAGAGCTGCACCTATTGCAGGCAATCCGATGTATGCCACAATGGCACCTACTTCTGCCAGTGTACTGAAAGCGGAGGTTACTCCTCCTACAACCATCATTAATCCTTTAAACCCTGCTATTCCAGCGACTATCCCTAAAGTAGGGATTAATAAGTTCTCGAAGGTGAAGTTAAGAATCTTTACTACTTTATCTGTAATCCCAAACTCTTTATTTAGCTCGGCTAATTCTATTTTTAGAGAATTGAAATTTTTTGTCAAAGCTTCACTTATCGTAGGCTTCAAGACATTGGCCTGTTCTGTTACTGACTCCATATTATTCGCAAGTGCCTTCATAAAATCCGCTGCGGAAATTCCTCCTTCCTTTTCTGCAAACTTTAAAAGCTCTCCTCTAGTCGTCTTCATTTGCTTCGCTAGAATATCCCCTACTACCGCGTTCTGCTCTAAAACGCTTCGTAATTCCTGTCCACGAATTTGTCCTGATGCCATACCTTGGGTAAGCTGTATTGTGGCAGCGGTGGCCTCCGCAGCGGTAGCTCCTGAAATCCTAAAAGTATTTTGAAGAAGTTTAGTGGTATCTAAAAGGGTTTCGGAGTTAACTCCGACATCTCTAAGCGAGAGACTTAATCGGTTGTAGATTGTAGCGATGTCACTTATGTTTGAGTTAGTTTCATTGGCAACATCTCCAAGTTTTTTCATTTGAAGAGTGGCGGCTTCGGTACTTCCTTCGGAGAGTTTTAAACGGTCTCCTAGCTTTTGCATAGAATCCATTACATCCACTAATTGACCTAGTCCTACACCTGCAAGAGAGAATCCTTGAATAGCTATAAAGGCATTCTTTAACCCCCCTAGGGTGGAATTGAAATCTCTTACTCCTTTATTCATCTGGGAGAATTGAGAAGCAAGCTGCTTGAGACCTGGGGCCCCATTTGTATCAACCTTTACGAGAATTTCCCTTACCTCCTTTGGGGCCATCTTTTACCTTCCCTAGTTCTTCCTGGGCTTCATCCATTCTTCGGATTAGATAAAGAAATTCTTCAAAATTCTCTATCTCATAAATTTTAGCGTAATCCACAATAGCTGTAAAAGGTATTCGCGGATTCATGCCATTACGACATGTGCTAAGTTCCTTGTAGGCCAGAATATAATAAGCGAAAGGGGAGATTTCGGGCATTATATTTTCTTCCCGAATCATTCCATTCCCTACAAGATCTTTGTAAAGTTGGAGCTTGTCTCCCCAGTTATTATTCCAAGTCAGCCACTTTACTAAAAGTTTCCCAAGTCTTGAACCGATTCCTTGTAAGAATCAAGTTTGCTTGCTTCTTTAAAAAGAGTATCGAAAAGGTCTGGCAATTGTTTGAAAAGTTTTACACCATTCTCAAAATTGCACTCAACCATTTGGCCGTCAATTTCAACACCTTCCCAAGATACAAGACAGGCATCACAAAATATCTTAGCGAGAATTTCTACTTTCATGTTGTCGCTTAAAGTATTTAACTCAATCATTTTTGCATGAGGTTTATGATATTTTGCCATTGCCTCAGAGTAGTGGGGATTGTCTCCTCCTACTCTTCTAAGTAGGAATCTTGTTTCAGGGGAAATTCTAAACCATACTCCTGACTGTTCCAATTGTTTATTCGTCTTAAATAGAGAATCTAAGTTAGTCTTCATGAGGCTCCTATAGTGGTGGTTAGGCCCCGAAGGGCCTTTATTATGATCTAAAGAATGTTATTGGAGACTCGCCTAATGCTCCTACTTTTGCTGTACCCGACATATTCAGGATAATGTCTTGGTTAGCTCCTCCTGAAGCAGGGTCATCAAACGAAGTTTGAACCGCAGGCAAATAAAACCCTAGCCATCCATCTGCATTCTTTACTACTCCCCCCACTTCAAAAGATTCTTGAGAAAGTTTCTTAGCAATAGATGCCCAGTTGTTGTCAGAAAGGTACGCTCCAATTTCTACTTGCACTGCTGCTGTTCCAAGGCTGTAAGCAATAGGAGCAATTTCTCCAATACAGTTCTGAGTAGTAAGCTGATTATCGATGCTCAAATTTAAACTTTGGATACAAAAATTTGATTTGTCGAAAGTACCTGCTGCAGAGCTGGCAATAAAAGGCATATCCACAGATCCGTTTAAGGACTGAGTAGTGGCCGCTGCATCTATAGTTCTTCCATTGGTAATGAACTCTCCAGCGGTGTCAGCTTCAGAGTAACCATTTCCAGAAAAACTAAAAGTTCCGGTTACAATCTGACCGTATTGAATGGCCAAGCTTAGGTTAGAAACCATCATTCCTAGATAGACTAATGCTTTTGTAGTAAGGTCTGTAAAAGCTTTCTCGAAAGAGAATGATTTTTTAGTTACACCTATTGAGATTTTATCCGATTGCTCAAATGAAGTGCCTACTCCCACTTCAGTTACTAGAACTTCCGCAGAAATATATTCAATCTCGGTAGTAGAGAGAATAGTTTTTACCATCACAAGGACGTTGTTTGCTGGGTCTACGAATCCAGCAAGAGTAATTATGTCTCCCTTTTTAAGAGTGACAGGCCAGGTACCTGTAGATCGAGTTATCTTTTTTAAGCTTGCATCAATAGATAAGTCTACAGTAACTGCTACGAAAGTGGACCAATCGCTAGCTAATCCAGAAGCAATAAATTTTTCTAGAAGAGTTTCTTTGGCCACTTCTACGTTTAGATCTCCACCTACAGTTAATCCAGTTAGGATTTGGCCGGATGAAAATCTGTCCGTTCTAATTTGCTGACTTTCTACAGTAGTGGGAGTTCCTGAAAGACTCTCACTCGTAAATCTAGCAGTCGAAAAATTTCCTACTCCAGGAGTAGTTCCATACGTTGTTTCTTCAATTACTCTTATGCTTACTAAATTTGACGAGCTAATAACTCACCCCTTGTTCTATTGTTTATAAATTCTTATCCCGATAGTAATGGAGGAAAATTGATCCAGAAGCGTACCCTCCAGAAAATTCCAGCGTAGCTCCTTGAGAAGTATTCAGGGGATTGATTGATTCTATCACTACCTGATTAATTCTTTTTCCTCTAAAGGCACTGACTAAAGTCTCTCCTCTAGTAATAATATTGTCAATGGCGCTTCTCTGTACTGGCTCTATAATATGTAGGAAAAATGCTCCTCTTTCCCGATAACACCCCTCGGTATTTGTGGCAGAAATAGTTATGGGTTCTTCGGAATCCCCGATAAATTGGATTGCCATCCATGCGTCATCTGGGAGAATGTTCTCCTCCACCATTAATTCTTCTATTTCCATATATTCCGCAGACAGGTCTAGCAGTTTTGTGCTGGAGAAATTTGTGGATAAGAAAGATTTTACTTCATCTCTTACATATTTACTGCTCATGAAACCCCACTGGAGAAAATATAAATTAAGATAGTCGGGTAAACATACTCTCTTTTTGCTCTATGATAAACAGGAATATTAAATTTAGATCCTGGTCTCCATTCAAAAGCTATGAGAGTATTTTTTCCGTATTTTCCTTTCATCCTTTGAGCTGTAAGAGCATAAGTTCCATTAGGCTTTTTAACTATTGGGACAGCTCCTTTTCTCTTTCTACCTTTTCCTTCTTTCCTAGCAGATCCTCTAGAGGTTATTCCACCTCTCTCCAATTTTCCGGCATAGTGGGTTACGTTTACAATTCTTAGTTGGTCTTTATCTACTATTGTAGGCTCCAAATCAATCCAAGCTCTAAGAGAGGAGAGGTCAGTGGCCACTAGGGAATCATTTTTGTAGACGTAATGACTCTTTCTATAGAGTCCGGTATCCACTGGGGAAAGCAGGATTAAACTGGCGTAAATCTCTAATATGATTTTAGTTAAGCTTTGCTTCTTTAAGGAGCGGATACTCCCAAAAGGATTAACTGAATCGATGGGTCTATTATGTTTTCCATCTACGATGGTAAGGTGATTTGTAGGGAATCCTCTTCCTATCTCTTCCTTTAAAACTTCTTGATGAATACTTATTAAAGCAGTTTTAGTAAATCTCTGTATACTCTCTAATGTTTGATTTCCGTTTAAATCAGAGTCAATTGTCCAATTAGGGGATTTCCTCCCTCTTTCATGTACTCTAATGTCTACGGAAAATTCCATTACTCTCCCCTAATTCTCCAGCCAAATAGATTATTATTTCCTAGTCCGTAAAGGGGCTCCACTTCGGATATGACTTGGACAGAAGTTCCGAAGTTAAAAATTAATCTATCTCCTCGTTTTGGAGGATTATAATTTGTGTTTTGCAATTCTTCCAAGGAAATTAAATATTCAGAGACATATTTAATAGTGTTGTCAGGGCCATCCTTTTTATTGGAGTAACTAGATGGGGACATAGTAATGTCAATGGCCGAGAATTTACCTTTCCTTTCTAATTGGCAAGTAAGAGTTTTCTTGGAAAGGATAAAATTAAAAGCACTATTTAAATTAGCTGTCATAATATCTTCCTATTTCCCCAGTAAGTACTCTCTCATTCCTAAAATTATCTAAGATGTTTAAGTATCCATTGAGGATAGATCCGAAAGCGTTCTTTCTTTCGTTAGCATCCAGGGTATAATCGAAGTCAATCGATAAGGCCCCTGGGATAGAAATCCTTTGTACATCTCTTCCGAAGTTTATATCCACTCCAGCTACTTTTTTATTATAGTTTGCCTCAATGATGGACAGGTAGACATGCTGGATTGTAGCAGGGAGAGTAGCATACCCGGCTGTATACGTAACAGCTAGTTTGTCGAATCCACTAAACCATAAACTACCATCAGTTTTAATGAGAATTCCCGCTGGTTTTGAAAGTCTAGAAATAGCTGCAAGCTCCGTAGGGGAAGTAATGGCAGCAAGAGAGTCCTCCTGGATTGCTGTAACTTCTTTTACGGGATAGTGGTAGAGGTATAATTCCTTTCTTACTCTCTCCTCTAGCTCATCAGCATAGAAAGATTGAGTGTAGGTATCCTCCATAAAGATTCTTCCACAATATCCTTCGATGGCCTCTGTGACTACCTCTCCTTGAGAATTTAGGAAGGTGTCATAAGTTGTTATTGAGGAAATATCATCTTGATTAAAAGAGGTTGTAGGTCCTGTCCCATCTGCCATTCCCACAGGCCCTAAAAACTTTATTACAGTATTCGAGACTACCTGGGACACGGCCACCTTTACATTGTTTCCAGCATCCGTGAATCCAGCAAGAACTAACATGCTTCCTACAGATACTAAATCGGTATTCCAATTTCCTGTAGTTCTAGTTATGGTCTCTGCTGTTACGTCAATGGTAAGGGGAACAGTTACTAAGGGATAAGTCACCCCTCCTATTCCTAAATATGTTTTAATAGTATTTAAATCTAAGAACATGTTTAACCTCTTATTTTATCTTATCAATCCCAGCAGCTATGGTATCCTTATTTGGTTTCATACGCCACAGTAGATGCCCATAGAGTACTCCGCAACAAAATACGAAAGAGTGAGTAGCAAAGGGCATATTGTAAGTCATGACGATGACCGCACTAGAGATGCTTGCCTCTGTTCCCCCTTTAGAAATAGCATAAGCATCATAGATAAGAACAATAACTATTAAAGCTAAGATTACGAACATGACTTTTCTTGTTATCCCTTTCCATTTGTTCATGATTTCATCTCGTTTAAAATAAAATTTATCCCTATTCTTTTATTGGAAAGGGAGTTGTAGATTATCTTTAATTGCATTCCTAAATAAACATCGGCATCAAACTCTGACACGTTTTCGTAGTAGTCTTTAGCAATATTAAGAGTAAATCCAAATTGATTTAGTACAGCGGAAGGTGATCCAGTTAAAGTTCCTTCTACGCTGTCTAAAAAAATAAGACTTATGCTATCTAGAGACTCACCATTAAGTACTTCAAGCGATCTTATCTTTGCCCAATTATAAGGAATAGGGAAAATTATTTCATTGCTTCCTATTTCTACGTCTGACTGTATCCCATGCGCTCTTTTATAAAGTTTTTTATCCCCAATTCTTTTAGCTGCAAATGGAGAGGAGCAATCGGGAGTTGGAATATTGCCAAGAGATTTATAATTATTCTCAAAGTCTTGTGACCATTCTTCAAAAACTGTTTTGTTAATTCCGCAAGTGACTTCTTTTATTCCAAGAAATAGCGAGAGTTCATATTCTTTAATATTCTCTGTAAAAGAAAACGAAAGTTTGTTTGCTGTAATTAATTCCTTAAATTCCGGCCAATCAATTCTCATAAAAATCCAACCAAAAAGTTATATCGTTAGCTGATGATAGGGATGTCAGCTCTATTAAGTATGTCTTTGCTGTAGGTAAGTCCCACTCTTGCGCTCTTCCTATTTGTGTCGAAGAGTTATTCCCACCCGAAGAGCCAAATAGTAAATCCGTTAGCTCAGTACCATTCGCGCTCTTGGCAGTTACCAATTGCAGCGTTGCTGTGGTCGTCGTTGAACTTCCTCTGTTCCTGTTATAAAGAGGATAGGAGGTTGTGACAGTTGTAATGGTAGGGTTCTCATAGATATGCATATCTACTTTACCGTTAGTAAATAGATTTAAAATAAAGTGTGCGGTCGCTGATGACGGAGTGAATAATAGCCACCAAGTTCCATTGTTTGCCAGAGTATTGTCTATGGCGCAGTGAAACATTTTACCCTCATGAATCTTTTGATGTTCTGTTTCGATGGTTGGCACTCTAGTCTGATTAGATACTCCTGCTGCACTTGTATTCTGAGTGATGTTTACAGTCTCAGCCTGAGATTTTGCCGTAGTTCCGAAGTAAGTTATGTCTGCTGTCCCACTGGTGTAAGCAGTCATTGTAAGCTTAACATATCTTAGTCCACCAAGATTTATGGTAAAAATTCCATTGGCGTTGGTTGAAGATGTGAAGACTCCTGAGACAATATTATGAACTGAGATATTAACGTAGGTATCTCCATCCAGGGAAACACTCGCAGCAATTGTCCCTGACCATGTGCCAGTTATCTGTATGCCTAGAGCGCCCATGCCCTTAGTAGTGTTGTCATAAATTAAAGAGCTGCTTAAGGCCGTGAGATTTCCAGACGTAGATATCGGAACTACCTTAACTGGAAGATTTACACCTGCGCCTTCAATTGCTGGGTCTAACTCCTCTAATGAAGTTTTTAAATTCCCATTAGTAGTAACTTGCACGTTGGTAAAAGCTCCACTGGGCATTTTACCTGTGATTACTGCCTTAACTAACTCCGCATCATCTTGGTCAATAATAGAATCGTTAATCCTGTGAGATGACGGTTTAGGTGCAAATGGATGATGAAGAGTTTGAAGTCTAAATATTGTTTGAGCTATTCCGTCATTGGTATACTTAACTCGCACATACCTAGACGTTACTCCGAATGAATAAGTCTTTCCCGCGTTGGCGGAAATTGTAAATCTATCAGAGTCATCGACGTTAACGCCATCAGAAGAAAATTCTATTACTAGTCCATCGGTCGCAGAGTTCTTATCTGCAAAAACCAATACAGAAATATTTGTATGGTTTAATACTTCTACCCACGCGCCTGTAAAAACTCCACTAATACCCAGGGGAGTAGACGTGCTGTTTCCGGCATCAACCTCTACAATAGACGTAGCGGATACTTTTAAAGCATCGCCTACGTTTCCGATGTTGGTCCCATCCGTGGTACCTTTTACCTTAACCCATCCTTGGACTTGATTTAATGTTCCGTTCATCATGATTCCGTAACCTCTACTTTAGTTATCGCGTCCAAAGTATAAGTATAATTTACTACAATGGTCCTGGAAGTAGTAACCCCATCAGGAGCATATATTATCCATGATTCCACAGTTACAAGGTCTGAAGAATATGTCAAAGTAACCTTGGCAATTCGATTAGCATTTATTTGAGTATGGGAGTTATAGAATTCTATTCCAGAAATATTATCCCCAGCGTAGGTAGGTTTAGTGGAATTTACGCTGGAGAAAATAGAATCCAGAAGTAGTGCCCCATTGGACACTACCCCTTCATCAACTTCAAAAGCTCTAGAAACATCTACCATTTTTTATGCCACGCTTAATCTAACCGCTTTGGCAGTTACAGCAGCACTTGCAGTAATGGAAAGTTCCATTGCCTGAGTTACTCCTGCACCTGAAAGAGTCAGGGAAATTTCACAGTTAAAAGAAGCCCCTACTTTTAATTTAGAGGTCACGTTATAGTCGATTTCAGTGGCATCAGCTGCTACTTCCCCGTCATTTAAAGCGTAAACTTCATACGCCATTTTTTGAGCAGGAGCAGAGTCTAGAGAAACTACCAGAAACCATTTAGCTGCTTGGAAATCATCTACTAAAAGAGAATCTAAAACTTCAATAGTTGTGATGGCCGTATTAGAGCTTTCAAAAACTTCACTTCCGATAGACTCCGCAAAAGTCTCTAGAGATTGAAGGGCCGCTTTGATTGTGCTGTTATCTGGAATAGTTGTCCCAGTGAAAGCACCTAAATCATCAGCCCCAGCAGCAGTACCAGAGAGAGTTCTTAAGCTCTCAACTTCTGTTTCCAAAATTTGGAATAGTTGTTTTGCTGATTGGTTGTCAGTTAGTAATGCGCCTGTGAAAGTTCCAAAGTTTAAAGCATCCTCAGTGATGCCTAAGACAGAAGCTAGGTAAGCATTGTCAGTAATCTTTACCCATTTGTTAGTCCCAGCACCCGCAGTATCCTTATAAAATACTCCTCCACCATCTTCTGCGAAGAGGAATGAGCCTCTTTCCGCTGCATCTTCATCTGTGGTGGCCGATGGAACAGTGGCCGCTTTTAAAATTGTGATTCCAGCAAAAGAATCAGCAGAAGTAATGTGAATACCTTTTTCTAATCTAAAAAAATCAAGCATGTCTCCCCTCCCTGGGTATTAAGGCTCTTTAAAAAGTAACTTGGAAAATTCTACGGTAACGTCAAACAATTCTAAATTTTCAAAAGTGATCTCTACATCGCTTCCTACTATTCCTTCGGCCAGTATGTAGCTCGGAAAATTTCCTATCTTCCCACTTCTACTAGATTTTACATTAGTTCCATCGTATCGGATAGAGTATTCAAGCTGTCCTACCAATCCCTGCACCTTGTTATAAACTGTAATTATATATTTTGCAGATATGAAAGAAGAAATAGGATACAGGCCTAGATTCTCCGTAGTCCCTGCTACGACATTTACTTTTACTCGGGTCCACACGTTGGCAAAAGATAAATCTACGTCATCTCCTACTGGGAGTTCCGAATGGACATTATCTACGAGTACTATTAATTTTCTAGTCGTCATATTATGCCTTCACCGTAGCAATTCCCTTCATAAATAGGAATCGGCCTGAGTCGTACGGTTGACCTAGTTTTAAAACAATATATCCAGTAATGTTCTGAATGGCAGCGGTAGAAATTAATCCAGGGACAGTATCACTCAAGTAATATTCTTTCGTTTCATCTAGGCCTGAGAAAATATCTCCTGTAACCCCGGCTACTCGCAGAGTACAAATATTGGCCGTTTGTTTCGATTCCACTATTCCGATAATGTTAGAAGTGGCAGAAGAGGTAGCAATCCCATTTTTAGCCACTCCTCCTAATCTATAAACTGCTGCTCCCACATAAACATCTGTGTCACATGAAACATTAGGAATTATAGTTCCTGCGTCCTCTCCATTATTGGACATATTGACTATTACGTTCGTCTGCCCTCCAGAAGATTCAGCTTTAGGAAAATCTACTCCATTAGTAGTTATAGTTGTGGCATCACTAAAATAGAAAATAAAATAAAGTTGGTTAGTTAAGTAATTTACATAGGATTTTATATCTGTGATATAGGCAGCATCTAAACCATCTTTCCCCTTTGGCCCTACCCTTCCAGCAGTCCCTATTTTACCATCCTTTCCATTCTCTCCCTTGAGGCCTTTTATACTTCCTTTTAGCTCCCACTTGGAATCAAAGTAATAAAAATCTCCAGTGGAAATATCTAAGTAGCAATCTCCAGCGGAGGCTCCAGTAGAAGGAATCCCTTCTCCAGAACTCCATTGGCTCCCTCGCTCTCCAATTGCCCCTCTAGCTCCTCTCTGTCCTCTGGCCCCTTCCTTTCCCTTGAGAGAATCTTTTTCTTGCTCAGAAAGGTCGGAGAAGGTCAATTTCAATTGGGCCACTTCCTCCGAGGAAAGATCCGAAAACTTTAGTTTCATTCCAGGGAGAAAAGTTTCGAGTTGCTCCTTTATTTCGTTTTGATGTTCTTCAAAATGAAAATCTCTTCCTGGGTTCCCTCTCTCCCCTTTTTCTCCTCTTAAAGAATCCTTTTCTTCTTGAGTCAGTCCTTCAAAAGTTAATTTGAATTGTTCTTTGATGGATTCTATGTAGGAGAGAATAGCAGAAGAAATTTTTTCGGAGTGATCCTCGAATATAAAATCTTTTCCCGCCTCTCCATCTTTTCCTCTAGGTCCGGCTACTCCTCTTAAAGATTCCATCTCATCAATAGTGAGGTCTTCAAATCTCAATTTTAAGGAGTCTTTTATTTCACTGAAATGAGTATTTAATAGAGAAGATATTTTTTCGGAGTGTTCTTCAAATACAAAATCTTTCCCATCTAATCCATTCTCTCCATTGACTCCATCCTTTCCAGATGGACCCACGAGTTCTTCCCTAGAGGGGAGATTGGAGACAATAATATTTTGGATAGCTGCGGAGTGGTCTTCAAAAGAAAAATCGGCACCGGGGAGCCCATCTCTTCCCCTTGGACCCTGGATTGCTTCGGGTATATGAATCTCGGCTATGGCCTCTTTGATTAGAATATCTAGAAGACCAATAAGTACTTTATTATCCAAGTTTACCCCTGGCCTAGGTCTTCTTTTTTATGTAGTCGGTAATCGCTTTATTTAATTCTGAGTCATCTTCTTTGGTAGGAGGAATATCTTCTGATTCTGCCTTATCTGTCTTGGCCTCCTTGCTCTCAATATTAGCGTCAATGATTTCATTTAATCTTTCTACTGGAGTTAAATTATTTGAGGCCACATAGAAAGAATTCCCATCTACATAAGGAGCTCTTCCTTCTTTATTCCTAATTTCATTTGAGGTAATAGCACCGATGTTAAATAGACGAGTATAATACTGAGACCGTTTATCCATGTCTCCTCGGAAAACATCGTAGAGATCAAGCTCCACAAATTTCCCGGCAAACTGACCATTAAGCAGTTTCATATCTGCTTCGGCCTCTATAATACGGCACCAGGTATTTAAGGTATCGGTAGCTACTTCTAAATTGTTATGTTCAATATTGTTGTATGAAGAAGAATCACCATCATAAAGTTTTGTAGGAGGTACTCCCAAGAACCTAGCTATTTCTAGGACTCCAAACTTTCTGCTCTCTAAAAATTGAAGGACGTCAGGAGTAATGTTTAGCGGCTGGAATTTTGCTCCCTGTTCTAAGACAGCAGTTCCTCCTACCTTGTCTCCTCCGTTAGCTGCTCCCCATTGTTCTTTTACTCTAGCAGCAGCATCCTTAGAAAGAGTTCCTTCAAAGGATAAAATACCCGCAGGCATTCCCATATTTTTATAGAGATTAGAGGCCATATTGTCAGCACTGAGACTTATTCCTAAAGTAGTTTTTCCGTAGGATACTACTCCTTGCCCGCTGAAACCATCCTTAGTAAATATGTTTCGAATATGGAACATATTCTTAGGGGAAATTAAAGCATCGAATCCTACGTGAACTCGGCTTCCTCCAATAACTCTGTACCAAAGTACTCCCTCTTCATCTCTCCAGGGCTGTACATCATACTCGTAAATAGGCCAGAGGTATACAGGTCTGCCAAATACATCCCTCTCAATCTCAGCGTAAAAATTCCCGTGAAGAATTGCAGTGGCCATCATAAGCAATTTGAATACGTGGGCATTCATTTCGGGATTTACGGAGACATTTAGGAGATAGGATACCCTATCCGTATCCAGGATATTGTTGGACTTATCCTTAATTTCAACCGGAAGATTAGCAATTGAACCTGATAAATATGTAACCCCTCTGTAAAAAGCGGCTACTTGCATGGCCGAGTCTGGATTTACCGATACCCCTGCCACATAATTAAATACCGATCTTACTAAGGAGATCGGTCGTAACTTATAGACTAAATTTACAAATTTATTTAATAGGTTCATACTTACCAAATTTTTTAAAGATCGTTTTCTGTAGTATCCTTCTCGATTACTTTATTGGCAAGTTGTTGTGAGTTATTCACTGGCTTAGATTTAGGTTTTACTAAAGATTTTGCTTCTTCTACCTTCTGATTAATTTCTGGCTTTAAGATGCTGGCAATTGCCTTTCCTCTTTTGATCCATCTGTGGGCCATGTGTTCATCAAGCTCTGCAATAGATCCTTTCAAATGGGCAAGTTTGCCATCATAAAAAGCGTCTTCAATAAACTCAATTTTTAGTTTATTCATAAAACTCCCGAGAAAAGCCCTCCGAAGAGGGCCTATAAATTAAAGGTCGATTGAGTAAGCAGGTTTACTTCTCATATTACCTACAACGTAAGTAATGCCTAGCAATTTGGCCACAGTGGCATCAGCCGCTGCGATAGAGATGTATCCGTATCCGTTTTCGTTGTCTAAGTCTTCGCTTAGTACTTCGAATACGATTACTCCTGGCTCAGTAGCAAGGTCTGCTGTTAGTACATAGTTTGATGTCGCTACAGTAGGGGCTACTTTTGTGAACTTAGTAGCTGCTCCAACTTTTTTGTAGTATGGGTTTAAAGTAGCAAGTACTTTAGTGTTTCCCGCAGTAGCAGCATCATGTTGATTGATTGTGAAGTCAGCGACTGAAGCTGCTGAGTCACCCACGTTTAAAACGATAGCTACTCTATCGCCTTCGGCAAGAGAGATTCTAGCGTTAGTAGTTACAGTATCCATATCATAAGGGGCCGATACTTTAATCCCTTTTTCTTCTGCTAAAAATTGTTCCATTTGTGTCCTCCGAGATCCTATTAATATTTTAAAATAAATTAAACTTCAAGAAAAAATCCCCTCCGAAGAGGGGAGTTAGATGTTATCTATCTTCTAGAGTTACGATACCTGACATTGCGAAGTTACCTTTTTCAGTTGTAACAGGAGCAAGGTACGGAACCGCTCCACCCATTCTGAAAGAGTACTTGAAGGCCACAAGGTCTTTATCAAACCACAAGTGAGTTGACATAGAAGAAGTTACCTGGTCAGTTTTGATTAGAGAGAAGTAGTAGCTTAGGTCTACTAGAGAGATATCCCCTTCATCTCCAAGAGCTGAAGTAGCTCCCATCATTGGAAGAATTGGACGGCCCATTAGTGTTCCATAAGGAGCTTCTGCCAATCCTGATGGAGGGAGGTAAGCAGGAACTGGAGAAGCAGCGCCTTTTACGAATGCCATCAATCTTAGTTGTTCCATAACTCCTGGGTTTACTAACCAGAATGATCTAGCGAAAGAAGCTGGAAGAATTCTAGCTTGCATTTTTACAATGTTTTCAAAAATGATTGTGTCAGCAGTTTGAGGTCCTGCTTCTTTTGCCACTTTATATTTGAAAGAAGATTGTAAAAATCCTTTTGGCATACCAACACCTGTACCGTTAATGATAGCAGAGTTGATTTTGTGTACCATTGCTTCAGGGGCCTGAGAAGAAAGGAAGCTTTCTAGCAAAGGAGCGTCTGAAAGAAGTTCTTCTGACACAGGTACAAGAGCAGTTAGCTTATGTAGTCTTGCAGAGAACTCTCCTAGCTTAGGCTTAGATTCAGAATATTGAACTGCCTCTCCTTCCCATTTTGCCTGGATTCCTGTCCCGACCCATGGAGCAGTTTCAGAAAGAGGCATAGTAATGTTGTTAAGAGAAGTTCTGAATTGACGAGTTTTTGGTAGAAGAGACTCATCTCCTGAAATCTTCTTCATGATTTCGCTTCTGAAATCAGTTGGGATTAAGAATCCACCATCTTCTCCAATTTTTTCTAGAGCAGATACGTTCTGGAATTTCTTTAATCGGTCATCCACTTGCATATTGTTTGAGTTAGAAGCGATTGCTACCGCTTTGAAGAATTCTCCAGCAGATTTAAATCCGTGGCGTAGGTCATCTTTCGACTCAGCTACTTGAACTCTTGGAGCAGGAGCGGCCTGTGAGCCAGCTACTTGACGGCCAGTTCCTTTATTTGCTGAAGCCAGAATTTCTTCTGATCTTTTTTTAGCATTAATTTGTCTTTCGATTTTTGTAGCATCTTCTGCAAGTTGCTCTAGTTCTTCTAGTTCGCCTTCTGCGAAGTCTTCTTGTGCGCTAAGCACTCCTAGTCTAGCTTGGATTGCCTGTAACTTTTTTAGTAATTCTTCCACGTTGTTCCTCCTATGAAACAGTTATGTAATTAAATTAAGCTTTCGGCAATGCTGCGTTCGAGATACGAGCTATAGAGCCTTCAATCTTATTTTTTAGTTCTTCCATTCTTTTTTTATTCGCTTGAGTATCTTTCATCTCAGGGGCATTTCTTAGATTTATCCACTTCGCTGATTGGATCATAGAAGCAGCAGCGTTTATTCCATCTGCCTCTCCCATTAGCTCAGTAGCAAATCCGAGTTCTACTGCTTTATCAGCGGTCATCCAATAATCATCCGAAAGCATTTGATTAATTTCTTCTCTAGGCTTTCCCGTTTTTCTTGCATAGATGCCTACCATTTGAGATTGAATTCCATCTAGGATTGCAATCGATTTGTCATGCTCATCACGATTTCCCCAAGTCATAGTAAGGGGTTTGTGAATCATCATTTGAGAGCCTTCTCCCATATAAATATTCTCTCCTCTATCTGCTGCTTGGATGTACATATCGGATCTTTCATTATCAAAAGTTACTTGAGGAATAAATGCCCTAGTGAACCAGAAATATTTTTTTTCTTTTTTAAAAATTAAGACATATCCAGTTAAATCTAGTTTACTGGCCAAGTCGATTCCCACATAGCAGCTCTCTCCATAGAAGTCTGTTAATTGGAGATTGGGGTTCGCGCATTGATTCATTTTCCCTATATCAAAAAATGCTCTAGCTTCAGAAAGCCAGATGTTTAAATGCTTAACTTTAAAGTTTGGAAGATCCGCGGGGGAGGTTCTTGCCTTCATTGCTTTGGCAGTAAAGGTAACTGGGTCCACTGAAATTCCGTATCCTGGGTTGGCCTTCTTCCAAGTGGCCTCAGAAAAGAGGTCATCCCCTTCATCTATGGTGTACACGATAGCATACATCTGGTCGTCTACGACTTCTCCCATGCATACTTTTTTCGCGTAAGCGGATTGAGAATACCCTACTCCATCATTGTTAAAACCTGCTGTAGTGATACAGAGCATGAGGGAATCTATACGTTTTGACATACCCGAATAAACTACATCATATAACTCTCTAGACATGGCGTGGAGTTCATCCATAATGGAAAGGACAGAGTTCAAACCATCCATTGAATCTTCATCAGAGGAGAGAGCTCGCATATAAGAGTTGGAAGCCGCATGGATAATCTTGTGGGCCAGTACTTTAACCCCAGTGGCGTTTCGGTAGCCAGTGCTTTTCTTGGCCATTGCTCTAGAGGCCTCTAATACAATTCTCGCTTGATCTTTTTTAGTGGCGAAACATTCGACCGCGTTTCCTTTAGGATTATCAAGAGCAAGGAAGTAAAGAGCGGCTTGACTTGCCATGCTGGATTTCCCTTGGCCCCGGGGCTGCTCCGCGTGACAAACTCTAAACCTAGGACGATCCTCGGATTTCCATCTCCATCCGATTACGTTCATCCATAAATGACATTGCCATGGAGAGTACTCTATATTCGGAGTATTCCAGGTACCTATCACATGCTCAAATTTCTGGACTAATCTTAGGTATCTCTCGGCCCTGTCAATATCAAAGAAATAATTATAGGCCACATTTTTAGAACGGTTCAAATCAGATAAGTATCTTTCGACGGCCCCCTTAACATACTTACAAGAGGGGATTACTCCAAATACTACGTCCAGGGCATATTCATGTCCTGAATAAACATTAGGATGAGTTTCTTTATTAAATGGATTCGAACGTATCCCTACTTCCAATTTAATTCCTCTTCACTTTCTCTTAATTTGGTATCTTTATTTAAGGTAAGTCCCAACATTTTAGCGTAAACTGCAATATGGGTTCTTACTACATTCAATTGAGTGAGTAATGGATGAGTTTTTATTTGTTTCCCATTTCTTCCAGAGGATTCATAGGTCATCCCATCTTCTTGGATTACCGCTTCTATCTTTTCACAATCAACATACATCTGACAAAGAATCGCTAATTGATCCAAATGCTCCTGCTTGAAGTTATCCCGAGAAGTGATGTTGCCTAAATTTCTATCCCAATAATAGTTAAATCTCTTATCCGATTTTGGAGCAGGGTATTCAAAGTCCATATTTTATCCTAAGTTCCTTTTAATCGAGTTGACAAAGTATCTGTATATTTAAAAGATATATATTTCTTCCTCTTTAGAGGGCATTACTTAATCCAATTTTTAGAATATGTTTTATAGTTTCTGTATTCCAGCCATTACCAATTGCTTTGTATGCTTGAGAGTTTGAAACGCTTTTAAAACTAAACCAATCTGGGATAGTTTGTAGTCTAGCACACTCTCTTACTGTTAATTTTCTAAATAATAATTTATCTTTTACAATATCTCCGACAAGAGTTGAAGATTTCAATCCTCCAGAACATCCGCTACCTGTAGTGAGGGTATTAGATTTCCCCCCGAGATTACTTCTATGCTCAATACAAGTTTCTCTCTGTGAAGAAGAATAGGCAAATACTACTTGTCTCCTACTCTTTTCCAAATACTGTCGTAGAGTAGTACCCTTCCAATAATTAGCATCCAGGCAAAAGTCCTTTTGCCTATCTACAAACTGAGGAGATGTTTTAGGGTCAGTAATAATTTTTGATTCAGTAATTCTATCTAAATTTTTAGGTTCGAAAAATAAATTACTGTTAATATCTTTTTCTATAACAGACTCTAAAAATATTCCTCTATCTTCTGGAAGACTAAGTTCAAAGGGAGTCCAGTAGTAGCGTTCCCTCTTCTGGGCCGACACAAGAGCAGAATTAATTAAAAACCCTTTCCTACCTACTAACGCATTAAATTGATCTAAGAATTCTTTCTTCATTTTAACATTTTCTATTAAGAATTTTAGCTTTGGATTAAACTCTTGGCACCATTTTAAAATTTCCAGGCAATTGATTAAGAGGCCAGATTTTCCGTCCAGTCCTTTGCCGTTCCCCGCCACGCTGAAACTCTGGCAGGGGCTACCGAAGATAACCCAATCAAAAGGCCCATTCTTTTCTATGTCTCCTTTCGTAACCCATTCAACGTCATTCTCCCATCTAATTATTTCTGGGAAATTGTCATCGGCAACTTTACGAGCGTAAGAATCAATTTCTACTGCGTGGTATTCTATATCTAGTAGAGGATCTAACTCTATAAATGAGAGAAGCCCCACGGCAATACCATCACAAAGGGATAGGATTTTTAATTTCATTTTCGGCTATTTCCTCTCGTAATTTTCTAACCCTCTAAAAATTTCAAACTCTTTCATCTTTACCCCTTAAATTAAATCATCTTTTATATATGTTATTTCGTAATCCTCTAACTCCTTAGAGTACTGGTACGAAAATAGTTTCCCCCCATTTATATCCTTATAGGTATTCATAAAATGAGTAAGTAAGGGACCCATTGGGAATTTTTTATTTTTAGATTTTTTAGAAAATTTATCAGCTACAAATGAAGCCTGTATGGGAACATCATTATTCGCAGCTTTCTGTTCCATTATCAGACCCACTAATAATTGTTGCCATTCAGTGAGAGATGTTTGAACTAGCTCAAAAAATTTAGGTCCTAAATAAGGGGCCTCTGTATCATATTTATCATTCTTACCTTTCTCCAGAATCCAGTGACCAATTCTAGCGATAAACTCAATATCAAATGAGGGAGATCCTTCTTTAAACTTTCCAAGTAATTCCGAGATTTCTTCAGAGGTCATTGCCTTATTAAGGGGAATTCTTCCTAGCTGTAAAGGAGAATACCTCCTAGCATCCGGCTCTATATATAAATCCTTTACGTTGTTGTTCATCAAAATTATGGAGCAATATATATTGGAGCTCCTGGTAGCATCCTCTCCTTTTCTTTCTATGGAGATTTTATTATTTGCTATTTCCTTAAGTACGTTATCTTCTGCTTGCCCGAAGTGGACTTCATCAAATACTAAGGCCCGGCATTCCTCTAGTTGTCCATTAAATTGAGTAGTGAGTAAAGATTTTTTCCCATCTACGAAATTTTCTCTTCCATGCAATGCTCTGAAAAATTCT